GACCATTTGCTGAATTTCCATAATCATCATTGAAGACTGGTTCTAGTTCTTGGAACTGCATTGAAATTTCATATGACACCATTGCACCATCAAGAAATGTCGCATACTGTCCTTCTGGTGTATAATTTACAGCGAAAGATGTCAATGCACATTCTTTAAATTTATTTAAGAACTTGTGTTCTTCTTTTCTGTGTAGGTATTGTAGTTGGAATGTGTGTGGAGATTTTAAAAACAAAGTTGACTCTGATCTTATTGGAGACATTCCTTGCTTAAAAAATCTAATTATTGAACGAATTGCTTTTGCTTCTTCTGGACTTCTTGCACTCATCTTGAATGTGAATGTAAAAGGTCTTAAGGATGGTGCATTAAATAGCAACTCCATATTCGGGTTGATGATTTGTCCGGTTGTTCTAGTTAATAGACCAGTAGTTCCAACAGCAGCATCTGCAAAGGATGCTTTAACTGCAGTTTTTACTTCATCAGAGTAACTTGAAATATTGTCAATAGTTGAATCAAAGGATGAGGCACCACCTTCTGCTCCACCACCAATAAAACCCAAAGCAGCGGCTGCTGCAGCTGCCTGGGCAGCATTCATATCAGCACCTCCCCAAGACGCTGCATTTGCATCAGATATTCCTGCTGGTATTGGGAGAACAACTGTTCCTATAATATTTCTATTTTTAGATCCCACTTTTTCTCTGCTAGAAAATCCAAAAGTTTCTGTAGCAAATTTTTTGGGACTATACTTTACCATCATAAACTTAATTACATCTTGATGGTCACTTCTTAAAGAAATAGGATATCTTAATGGTTCACTACCTCCAGATCCAGGAAATTTATTTCTTGTAGTTGCTACTTCATTTCCAATTGCTGCAGATAATTGTTGTTGATCTAATCCACCATTAGCATTATTTTTTATGCCATCAGATAAAGTTTTTTGTTGTTCTGCTGGAATTTTTGCTTTTGTTGCTGCTGTTCCTATTTGTTGATTTGTATTTGTTCTTAATGCTCCCTCTTTTAAAGATTTTTGTGCATCTGCTCCAAATACGGGAGTTTTGTCAAGTTTTTGATATCTGGATGATGTTGTATCCCAAGTTTTTCCGCCATCAGTAGATGCTGCAGCTGGCACCCAATTTTTTACACCTGGTATAGTTGAGTTGTTTAAAAGTATTTCTGTCTTTACACTTTTGGGGTCAATCTTCCCATTACCATCCCTAGTAAAAGTTGTTTGTGTATATGTTTCTAACTTCGTTCCAGCAGACCCAACTGGTGTTTGTATTGGATCACTTGTAATAGTTTCTGCCATCAGACAACCTCTCCACTAAATGGTCTCTGTTGAGAAAATCGTCTTCCTTCTCTAAACATTGATACGGAGTTTTTATTTATTTAGACGGAACTTTCCATACTGAAGAGAAAGTAACTCATCCAGTTCATTATATTTTACGACGTGTAGTTTTCCTATAACCTCTTCCCAAGTATATTGTCTACCTTCTCTCCAGTGAAAATTGATGCCCTTAAATCCCCATCTTTCTAATGATGTACAAGCAATGAGTGGATGTTGATCATATTCTATATTTGGTGTCTTTGGTTTATATAAAAATGTGTAGAACTTTCCAGGTTCTGGATATAAAACTTCTTCTTTGAATATCTCCATAATCATCATCATAATATCTTCTGGGTCAGAGGTTCCAGATTGAGAAACTCTTTTTAGAAGTTCTCTCGTTCTTGCAGTTCCTGTTCCTTTATACTGACCGAAACCTTCTGCCATTACTTGATACCTAGTTCGTTTTCTGTAATAACTTTAAACTCTATCAGTCTATCAGCACAAAATTCTTTTGCTGCTTTCCACTTTGCTTGATTTACTTCATAAGTCACGCATTCGTGAATATATGATTTTGTTGCTCTTGATTTCTTTACTGGTGGTCTCGTTTGTTTTTCTGGTTTAACTTCGATGACATATGTTTTTATCTTGCCAGTACTCTCTTTCACTTTTATAATAAAGTCTGGGTAGTACTTGTGAACTCTTTTATCTACGGGAGAGATATATGGTATATAAAATTCTTCACTACCCCATTCAAGTATACTTTCATTTAAGTCACAGTATCTACAAAAAATTCTTTCCCAACTGCTGCGACAAATGATATTATTGGGATCTCCTTTATATTTTTGTGGGAAAGATGGTTTGTATTTGCTTTTGATACTTTCTGCCATACATAATATATAAGGTCAAAAAGTATTTATAGATGCCTACCTCAAGGAGCGTTTCACAAATTAAATCTGCGTTGCTTCATCCAGCAACCACTTCTCACTTTGAGATAGAACTTACTCTTCCAAAAAAATTAACAAGTGGTGGATATTTAAATCAAAACGGTATCCAAATTAATTCTGTTAATTTTGATAAACTAAACTTACTTTGCTGTGAAGCATCTTTACCTGGGTCTAATCTAGCAACATTGGAGCTGACAAATGACTATACGGGAGTAACGGAAAGACACGCATATCGAAGAGTGTATGATGATAGAATTGATTTAACTTTCTATGTTGATGCGGAAAATTATCTTCCTATAAGAGTGTTTGAAACATGGATTAAATACATAGCACAAGAAGCATCTGATACACCACAACAGGAAAAGGGAAATATTACTTCAAGAAATGAAAATTATTTTTATAGATTTCAATATGTGGATGAGTATAGAGCAAGTAAGTTATCTGTAATTAAATTTGAAAAAAGCACACTTGGAGGAAAAGGAAATCGTGCCAGTACTTTACAATATGATTTCATAAAAACTTTTCCAATCAGTGTTTCTTCAATGCCAGTTGCTTATGACTCATCTTCACTATTAAAGTGTACGGTTTCTATGACATATATTCGATATATTCTCAATAAAGTACAAGATCCTCCTCAAAGACAAGAAAGTGGAACTCAAAATATAACACCTATCGAGCAAGCTTCTTTTAATAGTGCTCCAGATTATTTCTTAAATCCACAATTTGGAGTTGAAGGACCACAAGGAACACCTAGAACTGGAGTCAATAACGATTTTCTCAATATTGGAAATCCTACATTGGATCAATTTGGTGTTAGAGACCAATTAGGTAGAGGTGCTGAGGGAACATTGGGAGCAAACATCTTGGCATAAAAAAGAGGGTCATTAAGACCCTCACTTATCTTTCCAGTCAGTTGGTGGTGGAGGAATGAGACCTAGAGTTGCTAGACCTGCAAATACATAACCAACACCAAAAACTGAACAAACTATTATGCAGTAGGCAAAGAATAGTTTTTTTAATATATTAATCATCCTTTTTGGTTCCGATTGTTCCAAGAGCACCTGTAACAGCAATTAGATTTGCTAGTAGGAACCAGTTACCTTCTGCAGCAACATTCATACGATGCCTAATTTCTTCGTGCCTAGCACCTACTGCTACTGCTTTCTCCAGTGCTTCCATATCGCGGATTCCCCATCCTCCAAAGTAGATGGAAAGACCTGCACCATAAAGAAAGACCAGACTGAAAAATAACCGTCGCATTGATTTGTTTTCTTACCTCTTTATTATACGACAGATTTTCGCTCATGTCATGGTCTAGTGGACACCTCTCCATCTGACCATCCACCATAAATAATCACACCTGAAAAATTTTATAGGACATTATGCCTTTACCAAAGATTGCTACACCAACTTATGAACTTGAATTGCCATCAACAGGAGAAACAATTCAATATAGACCTTTTTTAGTTAAAGAAGAAAAACTTCTTGTAATAGCTTTGGAGAGTGAAGATACAAAGCAAATTACAACTGCCATCAAGACAGTTATTAAAAATTGTATTCTTACAAAGAATGTAAAAGTAGAGTCTCTACCTACTTTTGATATTGAGTATCTGTTCCTCAATATTCGCGGCAAATCTGTTGGGGAAGAACTTGAAGTTAATGTTATTTGTCCAGATGATGAAGAAACTCAAGTTCCTGTAAAGATTAATCTTGATGAAATTCAAGTTCAAAAGAACGAAGAGCATTCTAACAGAATTAAAGTAGACCAAAATATTATGATGGAAATGAAGTATCCATCTTTGGATCAGTTCATTAAGAACAATTTTGATTTTGATAATAAGAATGCGATGGACCAGTCATTTGATTTGATTGGATCTTGTATTGATAAAATTTATACGGAAGATGAAG